TACGTTCTTCATTGCCCACTCACGTGAGAAATACTCACCCACATACTGAGATACTTGGTCAAGGGTCTGTAGTCTGTTCTGTAACAGTTCCGCATCCTTCAACTCAGTAAAGTGGTTGTCTCTTTGGAAGTCAACAGTAATCTGACTCTTCCACTCTTCCCAATCACTCTCAGTAATAACACCTTTAAGTATAAGTTGTTTCTTTAGAATACCAACAAACAACATTGAGAAACGTTTACGTAGACGGTCAATAAACTTCTGGAACTTAACTTCATCCCTAGAAATTTCGGTTGACCTACCTAGTGTAAACTGTGCTTCTTGTTCCAGACGGTTAACTGGTACGTTCAATGAACGATATAACCTTTTCTGGAAGTACAAGATATCATCTATCTGACCAAGGTTCTCACCGCCAGGCAGTGTAGAGATTTCAGTTCCTCTACCACCTTCTCTACGTGGTAACCAGAAGTCTTCCAACATAGACATGTGTTTACGGTCATCTTTAAGTTGACCAGTACTTGAGTCATATACAATCTTGTTTCTGTAACGAGACATGATACCTTGCATGTACGCTTCAGATTTATTACGTGGCATGTTACCCACATCGATATAGAATATTCTACGTTCGGGAGCACGTGCAAGACGGTAGATTACAAGAGAATCTTCCATCATTCTTAATTGGTTAATAGGTTTTAATGCCTTATGTAAATAGGACACAACCTGTTTTTTACTTGGGTCTAATAGACCACTTGATACGTATGAAACACTGTCTGGAGAAAGTCTTACACCTTGATTAGTTCCTGCTTTCTCTTGGAAGATATAGAATTCTTTTACTTCTTTTACTACCTTCGCACCCGTGATAGGGTCTTTCTCATGTTTTACTTCTTTTACTTTACGTATCTTTGCGGCATCAATAGTTCTAATCTCTTGAATACCTTCTTTAATTCGGGATTCATCTACTACAAGATGGTGATATATTCTACCATCAATATAGAATGAACGGAATATGTCGTGACCTAAATCAGTGAATTTCAACATACTATATACTTTGTTGAATTCTTCGGTCATCATTTTTTTGATGTTGTCTGGTGCTTCTACATTATCCAGATTAAGTTCGCAAGAGATATTCATCTCTGAACCAACGATTGATTCATTAACGATATCTTCGACTGCGGCATCTACTTCGGGGTGTGTTGCAACACCACGATATTTCATAATTAATTGTTGGTTGTCCTTCGCTTGACTCCCTTCCATGTCAATGTATTGACCATAGTGAGACCCAGACGCAGTAACGTACCCCGCACCATCATCATCGGTGGGAGCGACAATTGACTTTAATTTTTCTTTATCCTTTTCTGCTTTTTCTTGTCTCTTGATTTCGAAACCGAAAAGTCTAAGAATACTATTGTCTTGTTCTGCCATTTATATTCCTCATAATAAAGGGGTAAGGATTATTCCCTACCCCCTTATATATAACTAGATTAACTAGTGGTGTCGGATTCCCAGTATTGAACTTGGAACTCAACTGTAAATTCTTCGATAGTATCTACAGTTTCGTAACTTACGTCAATCGCACTAACGTTTGTTGGGAAACAACCACGGAAGTTATACGTCTTGAGAGTATCACCATTCCTGTCCAACTGCTCGATAACTAGGTCTGCTTGGTAATCAATAGGATTACTTAGACCAGTATTAGCTTGGTGGGCATTGATACCATTCATCCATCTCTCCATAGAGTTACGGATTGAGAAATCAGTATCATTAAGAATAGTTACTGTCCATGGTTCAAAAGTACGGTCACCCGCAATCTTTAACTGTCTACCACGAAAAGGAACTTCCATTACGTTCATTATGGACGAAGGCAACTGAGCAGTCTTACAAAGGAAGGATGTAAGTTCTACATCTCCCCCCGCATAGCCTGGAAAGTTGACAGTCGCTTTAAACAGATTAGGACGAGCACCGCCCCCTCTGAGTTTCGATTTAAAATCATCTACGCCTAATATTGCCATTTTTTATACCCCTTATACTGTGCCAACAACTTCGTCAAACTCAACACCAGTTCTAACTGCAACAAAATTCAATGTTACGAAGTTAATAGAACGGGCGGGTTTGATAAAGATTGAAGCGACAAATTCATTACGGTCAACCACAGCAGCAGTGTTATTCGTAGCGTCACAGACAACACGGAAGTCCGTGATACCTCTTCGACCTTGAATCTCACGTAAGAACGGTTCAACAATGTTAACGAACTCTGCACGAGTAAACTCGTCATTGAATTCAAACATTACGTTACGTCCTGCTATTGCAATCGCTCTTTCTATTCCAAGGAACAATCTACGAACATTGATTCTGTCAAATGCAGAAGGTCTTGATTCGTTAGTTTTGTCACCGAAGAGCATAATGCCTTCGCCAGGAATGTTAGCGATTGGGTTGATACCAGCTTTATATAATGCATCTCTTTCCGCTTTAGTTGGAGATAATATGATATCTGTGATTCCTTGATATCTACCACGTCTAGAACCCGCAGGGGAGAACCAAGGTGCAGCGACTAAGTCAGTTGCAGCCATGAGACCCGCAGTGGATGATGCGGCAGGAATCTTAATGTATTTGTCATTATACTTGTCAAATACTTTCAGATAGTTGTTGTCTTGTATCAAGTAGGAAGACTTCGTGTATGTGTTGTTGTTTGCAAGAACACCAACGTTGGTGGCTACAGTAACTACAGCATTACGAGAAGGTGATGCAACTGCAACACAATCTTTCCTAGTTGTTCCTGCTATTGCGACCAAATCATTTACGATTGTAGTAGCAGCAGTATTTGTCAATGATTCTGGAGCGATAAGAAAGTCTACTTCGATGTTATCTTTATCTTCGAACTTGTCGTATCCACGAAGGATATCGTCTGTTCCTAATGAAGAAGAAGTATTACCACTTTTGAATGACCAAGTACTTGTAGTGTTTGAGTAGTTTTGTCCACTCATAAAGTTTTGGCCAGCAGTAGTTGCTGTTGTACTCCAAAGAGAACCACCGAAATCATTCACACCATCTGAATCACCAGATAAGTGGAAGTCTCCTGCGTATACCCATTTGGACTTAAGCTTTAATACTTCTTTGAAGTAGTTTGAACTTCCATCTGGAGATTTAGCGTTCTTTGCAACAGATAGGTACGGGAATGTTTCAAGAACTGTTCCTGCATTACCTGTAATTTCTCCATCTTCATCAATAACTGCAACGTGGATTTCGTCATTTGACCCACCAAGTGCAGATACGAATGCAGACGTGCCAGTCGCTCCGTCAAAATTGTCTTTGTATGCCCAACTATTGAAGTTTGTTTCTGAACCAGATGCACTGTCTGTTCCCACAACGGAGATTTTCAGAGAGTTACCAATGGTGCCAGGATATTTGGCAATGAAAGCACCGTCAGAACTATCAATTGATAGGTCTTCGAATGCGTCTAAGTTATTAACTGTTTGTGCAGTTAATGAACCTAATGAGGTATTGTTCGCAACGGAGTTTTTGCCGTCACTATCCTGTTCACGCACAATGAAGCATGAATTGGAATACCTTAAAAAATAAGCAGCAGAGTGGAAGTCTACCGTATTATCGTCAGTGGGTGCAGAAAACGTGCTAACAAGTCCAGATTCATCTGAAACTAGTGTTGCTACGCCTACTGGCCCCCAACCGAAATTCCCCACGAATGCACCAGTTGAAGTTTGAACGTTCGGGACAACGCCCGTTAAATCAATTTCTTTAACTGTTACAGCAGGAGAAGCAGAGGGTGTAAAAAGAGCCATAATTCTTTCCTTTAGTTTTTCTAATTATAAGTTATCATAATACGGTTATATTCACTTACCTTTATTTATACATTTACCATTCTTCAACACCTAGTCCAGTGCCTTCGAAGGTATGCCAACCGTGTTCTTTCTGTTCTTCTTCCTGTCTCACTTCTTCTAAACCATCATCAATGAACCCTACAGGAGGTACATCATCCTCAATTTCTTTCATTTTCTGTGCAAACATCATCTGTTTTAGGTTGATGTCAGTCATATCCATGAAGTATTGAGAGGAACAGAAGTATCCAAACATAACAATATTCATCATTAAATCGTCATGATTACCATCGGATGCCTCGTAAGACTGTCCTCTTGACACAAAAGTAGAGATTTCCATGATGGTATTCTCATCTACAATTGATAATTTCTTACTTTCTAATAGGTCTTTTGCAGAAGAACAACCTAATCTTTTAACCTTTCTATTCATTTCAATACCAATACGGTCTGCTTTAACCGCAGATTCCATATGGATATTTTCATACTCTAGGTCTTGATATAGTCCTTGACAGACCAAAGTTCCTTGGTCATTTGACTCAATTACCACATATGACTCATTGTAGAGAGTTGCGTACTTATATATAATATTAGGAAAGAGTATTGGAGATATAGTATTATTGCGATAGACGGCAACCTGTTTGAATGGTCTCGTGCTAATGTCGATAACGTTAAACGTAGAATAATCCTGACCTCTTCCCTTTGATACGTCCACAGTCATGATATATTCATGGTCTTTGATTGGACGTTCATATATTAACAAATCAGCCCCTTCAAGGACTTCTTGAGGGTTTGATGCCCTAAACCCTAATAATGTTTCGGCATTAATTAGTGTATCACCTGTTCCATAAAAGGTGTTACCAAACTCTTGGTCAAATTGTAACTGAGATGTATTTGATATCGTCTGTCTCTTCCATTCATCATCTCTGCCTGGCACATCCCACCAGTTAACTGTAAATGGTATAAACTCGTTTACTTTCTGAACTGCACCTTCCCATATCTTATGGAACGTATTACCAATACCATTTGCGGTACTTGTTATAATAACTTTAGTGTCTTTACCCGCAGAGATTACTGGATAGGTAGAAGTGTAGAACTCATTTGCATTCTCAACAAACGCAAACTCATCTAGGAATAGTAGGTTAACGGACATACCACGAATCGAACTACCAGATGTTGCAGCAGCAATGATACGGGAATTATTACTAAATTCTATTGAACCCTTGTTAAGTGCCTTAGTGCCTGGCTGTAGGAAGAACGGTAAGTTCTCCAACATGAGTGTGATACGACCCAACATCTCTCTCGCAGTTGCACCTTTGTTGGCAAGTACTGCAATGGTCTTTTCACTATGGAAGACAGCAAACCAAATAATGTAACCAACCGAACTGATTGATTTACCACTCTGTCTACATGCAAGTACAATAGAGAATCTGTTGTTATTGAAGTGTTCAAACATTTTCTCTTGATATGGGTATAGGTCAAAAGGAACTAATCCCTCATCCAGAGAAATAACTTTTAGATATTGTTTACAGAAGTATACAGGGTCTTGGGAACACTTAATGTATTCCTTGATTTCTTTTTCAGTAAAATTGTGTTGAACTCCATCTCGCTTGACATTTATATTGCCAAGATAGGTTTCATTCTGATTCTGGTTCTGCATCTATTACCACTTGTTTTTCATTATGTATTAATCGCTGCAAGTCTGTAGTCGTTCCTACAAATAGATTGTTTGTGGTGTTACCCAGTTGTTTGGGTTCGTCTTTCTGTTTTATGTCTTTGTTCTTTTTATTCAAATCCATCAACTTATCATTCACATCTGCCATGTTTTTCATCATGCCAGATAACACTTCAAACGCACGGGGGTGTTCACTCTCCCTTGCGACTTCAATCATTAATTGCATACTCTCTTTACCGTTCTCTAGTATTTCATAGTAGGTATCACGAGAGTATTCGTAATCATCTTTTATTCGTTTATCATCAGCCATTATGAACTATCCTGTAATATAAGTGGGTGACCGAATTGTGTTTCCGTAAACCCGTAATCACTATCCGCACCTACTGATAAAGGGTTTGGTACAGTCTTTAATGTTTTTATATACATGTCACTATCGGCAAACCCTGCATTCATGTTAAATAGATTGTTACGTACATCACGAATAATAGTTTTCGATGAATCAGGGCCATATAAGGATATTTTCATCTCAAACTCTAATGTATATATAATTGTCCTACGTTGTTCAACTGCACCTTCAAAATCATCTTGGAATGTAACACCAGATAAAGTGACGGGTACGTCTTCAGTTAGTGTAGGTATATCAGAAAATGGTTTGATTGTCAAGGTATATTGTGGTGCAAAGTAAGGTAGAATCTGTTCAACAAGTTGCAATGCATCATCTTGGGACTTTGCATAGATGTTCAACTGAAACGAGATTGTGTACGGAGTAGACGTATATAGTTTACGTCTTGCAGTCACACTATCGGTTACTCCCGCAGATATGTTATTTGTCTTGGGTAATTGACGTGTCGCATCATAAACCATATTCGTAATCTCGAAAGACATACGAGGTAATTTGATTGCAACTCTACGTTCTCCATCTTCACCCGCTTTCATCTCATCAAGACGTGCAATAAAGTTTCTCTTGGGTGCGTAGGACAACGGTACTTTTACTTGGGAGATAGTTTTCCCAGTACTGTCGTGTCTTAATACGTATAAGTTGTTAAACATAGAACCGAATACGGATACCGCAGTTCTCACTCTTTTATGATAAAACCATTGACCAAACATTATGACATATCTCCGAATGGATTACTCTCTGAGAAGTCAAGGAAGTCTGCTTCGAAGTCATCAAAGATTTGATTTTGTGCATCGGCTTGAATATTATTTAATTCCTGAACAAGTGTCGGTGTTGCTTTGGCAAGAGAAGTACCACCCGTTACTTGTGTTCCTGTTCCAAAGTTATGGAACTTACCATCACTCGCACCAACATGTGCAAGTCGTAGGATACCATCTGAATCACTCCATCTAGTAACCTCACCTGTCATGTTATATGTACCGAATGACTGAGTAACTGTTTCTCCGATATCGAATCCTGCCGCAGAATCCATCGTTAATGAAACTTGATATGCCGCTTCTCCTTCTATACCATCAATTGTTTCAAACCCAGTATCCATATCCTCATCATTGTATTCAAATAATTCACACTGAAGACGGAATGTAGGAAGGTTCTGTAGCTGATAGAATGGAGTTTCTGTTTCTACTCTACGTATCTCAAATATAGACTGAGATAGTGTTAGGTAGATTAAATCACCTTCACGTGGACGGAAGTTTAATGATTCTAAACGAGAACCAACTAGGGTCTTCCATCTTTTTCTTGAAACAACAAAGTTTGCTTGGTCTCTTAGTTCGATACCAAATTTAGTAAATAGGTCACCTTCACCTTCAAACGCTTCGGTGTTTTCGATATACATTTCAATCTTGTATGCATTACCAAAACGTGACGGTACGTCATCAAGAAAGATTTTATCTTTGTTAACGATTTCTCGTGGAAGGTAATATACGTCCTGTCCATAGAATTTGAGGGCTTCAATTACGATGTCCTCATACACTGATTGTTCAGACTTAACACCTTGTTTAAAATAAGGGTTGGTTGCCATCTAATTATCCCATAAAGAAATCTGGTGGTGTGTCATATTCATTATATATTCTCTGACGTATTGTTTCGATTTCTTGTTTTGCGTCTTCGTAAATTTGTCTACCATTAAGTTGAACACCGCCTGGCAGTACCATTCCTTCAAACTTGATAAGGTTTGCACCCCATTGTTCCTTGATTAATGCAGTTGCATATTCTTTTAAGAACATGTTATCATATGCTTTACCGTTACCATTGATATCGGTTGCCATGTACATTTCAATTAATATCTTCATTCCTGCTTTGAGGTCTCTTCCCGCACCAACATCTCCAAAGATGTGTAGTTTGTTGTTTGCCTTCTGGAATTGAATCTGTGGACTACCTGTCATTTTCATATCAACAAGTGATAGATACTGTTGCATCTGTTCGTAGTATGCCATATCTGAAAGACCACTTTGTAAATCCCACATATCATTAAGACGCATTTGATATTTGACATCAAAGAAACTTGAACTACCACTTTCACTGTTGATAGGTAATACACGGACAACACTTAGTATGTCGTTTGCATTACTAACACCAGTTGTATCTAAATCAAAATCTAGATATCCTCTTGTTGTCATGTCCGCAGTGATTGTTACTGGAAGATATACTCTATGAGAACCTTCTCCAACGTATTCTGTGAATAGTTGTAACGCATCATCTACACGGTCATCAATCTGTTCATCATCAATGTTTATTTCGATAACAGGATGACCCAGTCTACGTAAACAATAATCTATGAAACCGTTTCTTGTTGTTATTCTACTATATGCCATGTTAGTTATTTATCCTTAGTTTAACAACGTGCCTGCGTTATTGTAAACGTTTATTCTGTAATGAGTACCTTGTTGACCGTCTAATGTGTCTGCATTTAGTCCACTTGCATCGGTATCAACTGTCTTTAATGCAGTTAATAGTTCTGCGGCAGTTGAATATGTCTCACTAAATGAGAATACACCATTCGAATATCCAAGGTCTCCACTTGCACTAAACATTCCTTTAACGTTTGCAGAGTCAATCTGAATATCGTTTGCGTTTGCGGTAATACCCTTACCACCCACAACGTTGAAGGTTCTAGTAGCAGCAATAGTACCACCACCAGTGAGACCAGTACCCGCAGTCATTGTTACACCACTGTGGTCTATGTGTTCGTTAGCAACAAATCCACTCAAGTTATCATGGACAATGTCTCCATCTGTAGTAGAGATTGCACCATTACTATACGTAATACCTGTACCACCACTAAACATACCTTTGATGTTTGCGGAGTCAACTTGGATATCATTTGCATTTGCAATAATACCCTTACCACCGATTACATTTACTGTTCTGGTTGCGGCAATAGTACCACCACCAGTCAAACCTGTTCCCGCAGTCACGGAGACTGAACTATGGTCTATGTGTTCGTTTGCAACAAACCCAGATAGATTATCATGAACGATATCTCCATCGGTTGTTGATATTGCACCATTACTGTAGGTGATACCTGTTCCACCAGAGAACAATCCTTTAATCTGTGCCGCAGTTCTATCTGAATCAGTATAAGAGAATACACCATTCGAATATGATAGGTCTCCACCCGCACTAAACATTCCTCTAACATTTGCAGAGTCAATATTGAATTCACCAGATGATACACTTAGACCTTTGTTCGCAGTCAGATGTGCTCTTACCTCAGATGCACTCGGCCCTGTGTAGGTAATGACACCTGTTGAACTATTGTATGATGCACTTCCATCCCCACCCGCATCGGTTACCGATATGGCACCTCTTGCACGTGCTGTGGTATGATAAAGATTAGTGTTTTCAGTTAAGTCTGCGGTTGTATGATTGGATATATCAGATGTCGTACCCGTGACATTACCCGTGACATTACCGACTAGGTTTGCACCGATAGCATAGTTTGAGACCAATCTTTGGTCACCATGACTCCAAGTGAATGTCGGAATAGTACCTGAAGACCATGCACCGAATGTTAATCCCGCACCGTTTGTTAATGCACTTGTTGTTGAACTATCAGCAATAGTAATATTCTTATCTGTTACTGTCAAGTTCGTGGTTGCAACGTCAGTCTGTGAACCTAAGATACTCAGATTTCCTGAGACTACCAAGTCGTTGAATGTTACGTCATCCGAGGTTGCAACTGCCTGACCGATACTGATTGCACCATTACTGTATGTTACACCAGTACCACCTGAGAACATCGCTTTGACATTCGCAGAGTCAATATTGAATTCACCATTGGTTACAGATAAACCTTTGTTTGCAGTAAGATGTGCCCTTACTTCTGTCGCATTTGGCCCTGTGTAGGTATAGACACCATTACTGTAAGAGAAACTTCCGTCTCCGCCAGCGTCTGTGGCAGAGAACATTCCCTTGACATTATCAGAGTCTATGTTAAACTCACCAGAAGATACACTCAAACCTTTATTTGCGGTTAAGTGTGCTCTTACTTCAGTAGCACTTGGGCCAGTGTAAGTGAATGCACCAGTACTTGCATTGTAAGAGAAAGAACCATCTCCGCCAGCGTCAGTTGCGGATACTAATCCCCTTACTTCTGCATCGGTTCTTTCTGTGAAAGAGAACTGACCATTCGAATATGATAGGTCACCACCCGCACTAAACATTCCCTTGACATTTGAGGAATCTATGTTAAACTCACCATTAGAAACGGAGAGTCCTTTGTTTGCAGTTAAGTGTGCTCTTACTTCAGCAGCACTAGGCCCAGTATAAGTGATAACACCTGTAGTACTGTTATATGCCAGTGAACCATCTCCACCCGCATCTGTGACAGAGTTGGACGCTCTTGCTCTTGCGTCTGTATAGTAGAGGTTAGTATTTTCTGATAAGTTTGCCGTAGTGAATGGGTCGAGTGATATGACATCCGTAAAGTTCCCACCAGTTGTTTGTATTGTAATAGTTGCGTTTGAACTATCAAAATCTACACCAGTAACACCCGCAATAGTTACATTACGTGCAGAGTCAATCTGACCTTGTGCATTTACTGAGAACTGAGGAACTGAAGTTGCAGAACCGTATGTTGCAGCAGTGACACCAGTGTTTGTAAGATTGATTGTATCGGACGAAGAATCATATGTGATTCCTGTTCCACCAACCAACGCATCACCAAGGTCTGAATCAAAGTTAGACTTTGTATAAACATTCTCCACATCAATAGAGAATCTACCAGTAGAAGAGTCATAAGTTAAATCACCCGCAGCACTAAAGTGTGCTCGAACGTCACTTGAACTTGGCCCTGTGTATGTGAAGACACCGTTTGTTGAGTTGTAGGATAATGAACCGTCTCCTCCTGCATCTGTTACTGATACTGAATTTTTAGCATCGCTATCTGCACGAGCAGAGGTATAAAATAGATTCGTTGAACCTTCTGCAATATCATCTAAGTCTTTTTCAGCAAGACGTGCGTCCCATCTTGCAGTGGTGTAATATAAGTTACTCCCCTCACTGAGATTTGAAGTCGATTTCGTGCCGAGTCTAACGTCAAAGTCAGAATCAGAACGAGCAGTAGTATAATATTTGTTTGCACCTTCTGTTAAGTCCGCAGTAGTGAATGGGTCAAGTGTGATAGTAGTAAGAAATGTGTTCCCATCAGCAGTTCCAATAGTGAGGTTACCACCAGAGGAATCAAATGCTAATGTTGATACACCCGCAACTGCAACTGTACCCGCACTGTCTAATTGACCTTGTGCATTAACTGAAAATACTGGAATCTGAGATGCGTTACCGTATGTTCCCGCAGTTACTCCAGTTGCTGTAATAGAGATAGTGTCTTGTGCGGAGTCATATGTAATACCCGCTCCACCATCTAATGCAGCACCTAAATCGGAATCAAAGTTTGTTTTGGTATAGACTTGTTCTACGTCAAATGAGAACTGACCTGTTCCACTATTATAAGATAGGTCACCACCCGCAGAGAACATGCCTCTAACGTTAGCGGAGTCTATATTGAACTCACCGTTGGATACAGACAAACCTTTGTTTGCTGTTAAATGTGCCCTTACTTCAGATGCATTTGGCCCTGTATAAGTTATTACACCAGTTGAACTATTGTATGAAAGTGAACCATCTCCGCCAGCGTCAGTTGCGGATACTGAATTTTTAGCATCGCTATCTGCACGAGCAGAGGTATAATAGAGGTTTGTGCCTTCTGCTACGTTACTTGTTGTTTTGGTAGCAAGTCGGATATCAAAGTCTGAATCCGCACGAGTGGTTGTATAATATAAGTTAGACCCTTCGGTTAAACTTGCGGTGGTTGACGATGTTTCGTCTAATAGTTTGTGCCATGCACCCGCATGTGCAAAGTAACCTTTACCTGTTCCATGTACGTGTGCGAACATACCATGATAGGTTGATGCACTAGGTAGGTCACCTTCTGAACTATATACATTACTGTATAAAATCTTACCTGTAGTTTGAAGAGTCTCTGAACCTAGTGTCCAATACTCACTACCCTCATCCCATAAGAATGATTTGTTTGCAGAAGAACCACGTTCAATCTCAATACCCGCATCTTCACTAGGTGTACCAGTTGCGTTTGAGTTAAGAACAATTGTGTTGTCTGCAAGTTGAATTGTTTCGGTGTTTAATATTGTCTCTGTACCAGTAATGGTTAAATTACCATCTAGGACGGTATTACCAGTTACTCGTAGAGAACCAATATTTGCACTATCGAAAGTCGCTTGACTTCCTGTTAAATTTGTGTTTGCAAGATTAGTAATGGTTGCACTATCAATAGTTGCACCATTAAGTACAGTTATACCACTATGGAATGTCTCATTGATGTTTGTTCTTGCAAGGTCAGAATCGTTAAATGTAAATTGACCCTGACCACTGTCAAAAGAGAATACCGCAGTATTGTTTGAAGAAAGAGAAACACCAAGAGTTTCTTTATTACCAGAACTGTCAACAACAACAAAAGAGCCACCACTGTCTCTTAGTAATACACTTCCGAGTTGAATAGTGTTTCCACTTAGAAACAAATCTCTCCACTTATTAGTGGTACTACCAAGGTCTTGAGTCTCATTTGTAGATGGAATCAGATTACCAACAAAGGCAGTCTGGTCAAATCCAAAAACATATTGATTATTACTACTATCGTAGTTGGCGGATATATTACCCGAACCTTTTAAATTTGTTGTGACGAATTTACTTGTACTAGATTTGTATGCAAGTATTGAACCATCGGATTCTGTCGCAGATACATCTACCCCTGACAAATTCTCAATATTAAAGGCACCAGATGTTACTCGCTTAATTGGAGTCCCGACAACAATCTTTTTGATGTATATCTTATCAGTCATTAATTTTTCCCTTATTTAGTGACCGAAGGACTTACTTCTGCTTGACCTTCGAGGACTCTTTGAATTATTGTATTGGAATCACTATCGACATAAGATATTTCTACATCGTAGACATAGCGTCCACGAGTCTTCAATGCATCGGTTTGGATATTAGTTAGTGAGAGATTCACAATCCCCTGAGTTGCGGGGGAAATGATAGCTGCATTAAACGACACCGTATCTGGGTCACCCGCAGAGTCAGTGTAATTTCTTTTCATTTTAGACGTTACAGCCCTATTAGTAAGGTCATACGCACTGTCGCTGTCATTGATGAGATGTATTTCTATCGCTACATCTGCACCCTGTATGATTGTAATATCTTCGTAGTTTGGTGTCAACATCTTGAGTACCCATATAAAAACAATAAACTTTCTTCTTGTCTTTATTTATAAGGAAACGAAACCCAACTACATCAAAAATCAGACATTATTTCTTCTATTATTTCATCTTGTAGTCCATGGGACATGTCACTACGATTGAAAATATAAGATACGGTCATTCTCCAACAGTCAGTTTCGGCTGCATGGTAGACCCTTTTATACCAAGGTTCTTGATATGCACCGAAGTATCCTGCTTTACACTGCCATCCTTTGACATCTTGCATGACAACTTCATTACCAGTGTGACCATCAACATACTTAAAACACCCATCTCCTGTTTCTGACCAAGAGAAAATGATGTTATATGCAGATGCATTTGCATTATTATGCCACGAAATGTGTCCATCTGGTGGATACAGTTGTGCTAATGCATTGTTTTTAGATGATAGAATGTGACAAAGTTCTGTGTTCAATTCACTAAACTTAGCGATATAATTTGCATTCTCTGGATTATTCCCTTTAACAAATTCTATTCTATCCGATTTTAAAGAGTATCCATGAACCGAATCGGGAAATCCTTCATGGTTTGTGTCCATAGCAATGATTTCATCACGATGTTTTTCCCCAACATAGAAGTCTCTTTCCGTTGATTTACCGTGAAGTCGCACAACTTTTTTAAGGTCTTCCCTATTGTCGTAATACCATAACCATCTGTCTAATACAGATAATACATCTTTATTTTTAATCGGAACATCTATCATACTATAAGTCTATCCTTCTTCAGTGAACCTGAGTAATGTCTTAATATAGGTGGTTTCCCTTCTATTGATTTTAATCCTTCATATGCATACTGGGTAAAGTAGTTCCACCTAATATCATCTGAAAAGATTCCTATTTTTAAATCTTTATATTTGTCCATTTTCTCTGTCATGTACCAGAGAGTTGTTTGGTCAAAGTGTTTTAAATCCTTTTGAAATTGGTCGTGGTCAAACCCTTTTGGTTGCCACTGATTGGTATGTTGAGAATTATATATCTCAAACCAATCTTCCATAAATTCACGAACAAGAGGATTTTCACTTCTGTAGAGACAGACTCCACCACATAGAGAAAACTTCTCTGTTTTACCTTCGTATTTGAATTCACGAATTGCATAGAATTTTTCACGTTCTTTGGTAAGTTCATGGAAGACCATATCATAGTCTTTCATCTCATCCCAAATAGTAATAATATCTTCATGTTCACAATCCATGTCTGCATCAACATACATGGTAATATCATAAGGAGTTTGTGCCATACCCCATAGTTTTGCACGGTAATGGTCTGTACAAAATATTATTTGGTCTGCTTCGTCTGCTCGACTATCAAGGAAACGCTCCTCCGTCACCAGAGTAATAAGTGCTTCTGGATAATAGTCTTTAATAGCTTCGATTAAGTTGACCGCATATGTGTAGAAGTTTTGATTCTTCGATGCTACAACTACAAAACCTTTACTTTGGTTGGATTTCTTCAAGTTCATTATCTATAGATTCCTTCACAATCATCATAGCATATAAGTTAACTTCTGGGATAGACCTAGAGCGTCTTAACTTTGATTTTAATAGTCGATTTTTGGAATTCTTAATTTCAGGAATTTCAAAAGTTTCTAGTTTATACTCGAATAACTTTTCTAACTTCCTAGCACGTTCATGCTCAAGTTGTTTTTGTTTCTCAAGTTCCGCTTCCGCTTGTTTCTTTTCTAGACGTTTCTTACTAGATTCGTCTATCTTTTCTTCGGTAAGGGATTCAACCGCTTCTAAGAATAATGCATTCTCAGTACCATTTGGATTATGTCTGTTCATTTTATGAACTTGACGTATTTCCTTATTGTCAACCGTTTCTTCACTAATCGCATTCAATATTTGTTTTTTAGGGGTTTCCCAAAATGCGTTTTCTAACCATACTCTTGCCATGTTTTATCTCCTAACACTCACGTTTATATATATCAATTTTATTATGCTGTTCTCTGGTATAGGGTATACGTTTTAATTACGGAACTACCCGAATCAATTGTTGTTCCTACATAATTACCAACATAATCTCCTGTAAACTCTGCAACAAAGTTACCAGTGTAATCACCTGTGAAGGTAGTAACACTTGTTCTTGTTCTACTATATGCACTTGAACGTACTACAACGCAAGTCCTTGTGAATACCGCAGTAGAGTTCCTTGTGGAGTCAACTGTGGAATTCCTTGTGTATGCAGAACTTCTTGTTCTCTGATAGTTTGCACTATATAGAGAAGTTCTTGTTCTACTATATGCAGCACTATAGGTAGACACCCTTGTTCTTTGGTAATCCGCAGTAAAACTTCTACTGTAGTTACCAGTGTATTCACCGACAAAGTTACCCGCAAAATCAGCAACACTATTTCTTGTGTAGTCTGCACTAAATGCTCTTGCATAGTTACCAGTGTAATCACCCGCAAAGTCACCTAAGAATGTTGCAACACTATTTCTTAAATAATTCGCAGTAAATTCTCTAGCATAGTTACCAGTATAGTCACCCAAGAAGTCTCCCACAAAGGTATTTGTACTATTTCTAGTGTATGCGGCAGAGAAGTTTCTAGCATAGTTACCAGTGTAGTTACCCGCAAAATCTCCTGCATAATCAGTTGCACGGGTTCTCTGATAATCTGCTTGGTAATTACGAGCATAGTTTCCTACATAGTTACCCGCAAAGTCACCAACATAATCACCAACATAATCAGTAGCACGGGTTCTTTGATAGTTCGCACTATAATTACGTGCATAGTTTCCTGTATAATCTCCTAAGAAATCACCAACAAAGTTACCTGTGGAATCAGTTACACGGGTTCGGGCATAGGCGGCACTAAAGTTTCTAGCGTAGTTTGCAGTAAAGTTTCTTGCGTAATTACCTACAAAGTCACCCGTGTATGTAGTAATACGAGTTCTATTAGAATCTCTAGTAGATGTTCGTTGATAGTTTGCACTAAAGTTTCTTGCATAATTCTGACTATAGTCGGTAATACGAGTTCTATTAGAATCTCTAGTAGATGTTCTCTGGTAGTTTGCACTAAAGTTTCTAGCATAGTTACCTGTATAGTCACCTAAGAAGTTACCAACATAGTCTCCAAGATAGTTACCAAGATAATTACGAGCATAGTTACCAGTGTAATCTCCTAAGAAGTTACCAACATAGTCTCCAAGATAGTTACCAAGATAGTTTCTAGCATAGTTTGCAGTAAACGCTCTTGCGTAGTTGGTCGCACGAGTTCTCGCATATGCAGTTGCTCTTGTTCTACTATATGCAGTTGCTCTTGTTCTTGCGTAGTTACCTACAAAGTTACCAGTGTAGTTACCTACAAAGTTACCAGTGTAGTTATAAGCGTCACCACTTTTACCACCACCCGCATAGTTAGTAGCACGTGTTCTTGCGTATGCAGTAGCACGAGTCCTTGCATAGTTACCTACAAAGTTACCAGTATAGTTACCCGCAAAGTTACCTGTATAGTTTCCTACATAGTTACCAAGATAGTTTCTAGCGTAGTTACCTAAGAAGTTTCTAGCATAGTTAGTTGCACGGGTTCTCTGGTAGTTAGTAGCACGGGTTCTCTGGTAGTTTGCACTAAATGCTCTTGCATAGTTGGTTGCACGAGTTCTTTGGTAGTTAGTTGCACGGGTTCTTTGGTAGTTTGCACTATAAGCACGTGCATAGTTACCTGTGTAGTCACCTAAGAAGTTTCCTGCAAAGTCTCCTGCATAATCACCAACATAGTTACCAAGATAATTACGTGCATAGTTACCTGTATAGTCACCTAAGAAATTCCCTGCATAGTCGCCCGCAAAATCTCCTACGTAATCAGTAATACGTGTTCGGGTGTATGCTCTTGCGTAGTTACCAAGATAATTACGAGCATAGTTACCAGTATAATTACCTTCGTAGTTACCTGTAAAGACCTGTGTGTAATCAGTTGAACGGGTTCTCTGATAGTTTGCACTAAAGTTTCTGGCATAGTTACCAGTGTAATCTCCTAAGAAATTACCTGTATATGTTCCCGCTGAGTTAGTGATACGAGTTCTTTGGTAGTCTGCTTCGAAGTTTCTAGCGTAGTTACCTGTGTAATCACCTAAGAAGTTACCTGTAAATGTCGTGACTCTATTTCTTGTATAATCCGCTTCATAGTTACGAGCATAGTTACCAGTATAATCACCAGTAAAATCTCCAAGGAAGTTAGTAACACGAGTTCTCTGATAATTTGCACTATAGTTTCTTGTATAGTTACCTGTATAATTACCAGTAAAATCACCTACAAATTCCGCAGTACTGTTTCTGGTATATGCAGCACTATAGTTTCTTGAATAGTTTCCGACATAGTTACCAGTGAAATCACCAGTGTATGTTGTTACTCTTGTTCTTGAATAGACAGCAGAATATGCACGTGCATAGTTACCTATGTAGTTTCCAAGGAAGTTTCTAGAATAATTACCAGTATAGTTACCTTCAAAGTTTCTGGAGTAATTACCTACGTAATCTCCGATAAAACTTCTAGAATAATTACCTACAAAGTCACCAACAAAGTTACCTGTGAAGTCTCCAGTATATTCACCCAGAAAGTTACCTGTAAAGTTTCGTTGATAGTTACCAGTATAATCAACACTTCTAGAGAAATCTGCGGTACGGTTTCTAGTAGAATCTGTTGTACTAACCCTTTGATAGTTTGCACTATAATCAGTGTTTACTAGATTAAAACGAGTATCAGTTGCAGTACCACGAGTTGACCAAGTTCCTGTATCTGTTGGAGCACCTTGAACATTACTTCTTAATTGGTATGTTCCAACTCCATTCGAACCATTTGTTATTCTGGATTGAACTCTTGAACCGAAAGAATATTTAATTTCCGCATCGGTCATTTCTTTCAGACCTTGGAAAGAACCAGTCATCCCGCTCGCTCTTTTAATTGTAACGGGTCTGATTGCAGTAGGTGAAGACATAGAAGACTTCACATAAAGGTTATAAACTGTTCCTGAAGCGCCTGTTTGTAATCTATCAGAAAATACCCCTGCTTTATAAGTAGAGTATGTTCCATTTGGTGAAGAAGACCCAAGACGATAAGTGCCAGGATATTCGGATGTCGCAATACGACTTACCAAACGGTCTGTAAGTGTGTCTACTTCTGAGGAATCAAGTTCATGAATCTCATCAGTTCCACTATTATTATTATATTCAATAGGATATCGGAATGCATCGGAATCGCCTGCGAAATCGGCAACTCCTTCCCTTTGATATAAAGAAGTTGTTGTTTGTACAACAGGAACATTACCACCAGAAAATCCGTGTGTTCCGACAGCATCATTAAATGTGGTGTCGGTATATGTTCCAATTAAAGTATTATTGGTTGAGGATGCGGTAAGTGTTCCTACTGCACTCGAATCCAACGCAGACAAATGCAACCCTGCTTGATATGCAAGGTAGTTTTCCTCTACGGTGGTTATCTCCTTGAGGTCACCATTCGTACCTTCAAGTTTTAGTGTTGTAGTTCCCATATCAACCTATTTATGCTGTTCTTACGTAGAGAGTATAAGTCTCGATATTTTCTGGATTTGACGTAATTGTGGCACCCGCATAATTACCAAGGAAGTTTCTAAGGAAATTACCGAGGAAGTTTCTTTGATAATCGCCCGTGTAGTTTCCAACAAAGTTCCTTTGATAATTGCCCTCATAGGGGATACTAAAGGTTCTTGAGAAATTACCTATGAAATTACCAACATATTCTCTAACATATGCGTCACCACCACTATAGTTTGAACTTCTGGTAGACATATAGTTTCTTGAGAAATTTCCTTCAAAACTTCTTTGATAATCTCCCTCAAAACTTCTACTGTAATCTCCTAAGAAATCACCCGCAAAATCTCCTGTATAGTCTCCTGCATAGGAAGCTTGAGAGTTGGCAGTACTATTACGTGTAAATCCACGTGAATAGTTTCTTGCATATCCACCTAAATATTGTGCTGCATAGTTACCAGTATAGTATGTAGCAAATCTACGTCTTAATCTGTAATAATATGTGTTTTGACCACCAGTTGAAGTTTCGTTGTAAACAAACGAACCTCTTTCATATTCATAGTTACCGATTATTACACCCGTTACATTAGCTATTCGGGATTCAAACCCATCCCAACCATTACTAATAAAGTCATGGTAAGACGGAATAGCTGTAGTAAGATTATAACTTGTTATTAAGTCATAGTCTGATTGAGGAAAGTGTTGACTAATATTTTCTGAATCAGGTGTGCCAGGCGTTGGCCCCCACTGTTTATTTGCATCGTTGTTACTGCCAGCAGAGAAAAATACAAAGAAAGCCCCACCATTGAGATTAACAGTAGTACCCTGATATGATACTCGCCAATAATCATCTGTGCTCGAACCGTTCTTTTGATAATAATAACCAGACCAACCATATGCATAGTTTTGTCTTTGTCTAGTATAATAACTTGTACCTACAAAATTACCTGTAAAGTTCTCCAAGGTGCCCTGCTTTGCGGTGCCTCTTTGGAAATCGGTCTGGTAACCAGTGGTGACTACCCGTAGTCTATCGTAATTTCTAGCAAAGTTTCTAGAATAATTACCCTGAAAGTCACCTGTAAAATCTTGATAAGAAGTTCTATTGGAGTCTCTTGTATAATCTTGATAAGAAGTTCTTTGGTAGTTAGTATAAGAAGTTCTTTGGTAGTTTGAGTCTCTTGTTCTCTCGAAATCTCTAGAGAAGTTACCCTCAAAGTCTCTGGAATAATTCGCAGCATTAATTTCTTCGCTGTCTCTTGTACTAGTACGATTGTATGTACCAGTGAAATTACCTAAAAAAGCTTGACTTCTAGAATACACACCAATAAAGTCTGTTGTTGAATTACCAGTGAAATCCGACACAACAATACTATTAACGGTCTTATTACCATAATCACCTAAGAATGTACTCAATCTTTGGTAAACTGCACTAAACTCACCCGTGAAATTACCAGTGTAATCTGCTTGAGTTTGTCTTAGTTTTGAGTATGTTCTTTCTGTACTGCCAGTGAAATCACCAGTAAAATTACCAAGGAAACCAGATGCCGCATAGGTTTCAGTTCTAACATGGATTGCTGTGGTCGTATAAGTACTTGTTCGAGGGCCAGACTCACTGGTGCCTATGTAGGTCGAAGACCTAACTCTCTGATATGCAAGACTATAATTTGAATTTCTTAATTTTATATATGTTGATTGACGACTTCTGGTATAGTTTTGGTCAGCGACAACCTGTCTAGTATCTGTCGCAGTTCCCTTTGCAGCCCATGTTCCAGATAAACCTTGACCCGTTGGTGTTGTACCAGAAGGGTATAGTTTATATGTTCCAACCTCATTCGAACTTATACCTGCCGCAATCTTATTTCTAACATAATCAGCAAAAGTTTCTCTGACTTGTTGGTCGGTCATCAACTGAAAACCTTGATATGTTCCTGTAGACCCAGCAGCACGTTTTATAGAAAACGGTAATACCTTAGTTGGTGCATTATCATTTGTTTTTCTGTAAATGTTAAACGATATATCTGTACCATCTGTTCTAGTGTCACTTGCAATACCACTAAGATAAGTGCTGTAAGTACCCGAAGGAGTACTAGAACCAAGACGGAATGTGCTAGGATAGTCAGATACAAAAATACGATTACGTATTCTAGTGACTAAAGAGTCCATATCTGAGTCATTCATTTCACGAATAAGTCTTTGACCATCACTGTCTCTCTGCATTATAGGAAGACGAAAATTAGTATAAGCTCTTGTTGTTGCATTATCAATACTTCCCGCTGCTTGAAGCAGAGAAGATGTAGTTGTTGTAATAGTTTGAAGTCCACTCCCAGTAGAGTGACCAACCGATTGGTCGTACTTAGTATCTGTTATTGACCCAATATTAGTGGTAACACCAGATTCAGTAGTTGTTAATGTGCCAGGCGTACCCGCACCAAAACCCGCCATGTGTTGACCAGTTAGGAATGCTAAATAATTCTCTTCGGATGAAGAGAACTCAGCTAATTCAGCACCATCACTGTCTTTTAGCTTTAATGGAACAGTCATGTTCTCTCCGATTAATTAAGTTGTACGCCATTCTCATTAAATATTAATGGGATATCGCCTCTCAGTGCATTTATAGCATTCACTATACTGTCATCTTCTGTTCCTGTGAAAGCAGCGTGTAGATTTGATAATGAACCGATTCTAGAATCAACCTCAGCACCAGAAGCATCAAGTCCAGTTACTCTTGCAGCAACTTCGTTGATAGCGGATACTAAGTTATTATGACCCGCAGCAGGAACATCTGTAGCATTTAAACCAACTAAATTACCTATAGCACTGTCAAGTACATGTAGTCCAAGTCCTACATTATTAAAGGTAACGTTACCTTGTCGAACAAGATTACCATTGGCACCGCTATCTGTTAATGCTTGACCAAGTGTGGTGTGCAGTTCATTGATTGCACCAGTATGAGTATTTGCACTAGTATCTAATGCGGCACTTCCTAGTTCTGTATGTAATTGAACCAAGGCACCAGTAATATGATTATTACTTGAGGCAATACTATTAATATTACTACTACCAATTTCAGTATGAATACCATCAACTTCGCCATGAAGTTCGTGGATTGCACCTGTTATAGTAGTTTTGACCGTTCCCAAGGCACTATCGCCTTGTAGTGCATCAAGTTCATTTACTGCATCTGATAATGTAGTTGCAGTAGTTGTTAATGATTGAGTGGGTTCAACCTTTGTGTTAAGTGTATCAATCTCTACTTCTAGTTCTGCAATCGCACCTGTTATAGTAGTTTTGGCCGTTCCCATTGCAGAGTCACCAAGTTCTGCATCGTGTTCTGCAATTGCACCTGTAACGGTAGATGCACTTGTTCCCATTACAACATTACCTTGCAATGCATCAAGTTCGTTTACCGCACCTACTAAATCATTACTACTAGTACTAATAGTGTAATTTGCTGTAGTACCACGGATTGCAGTTTCTAGTTCATTGACTGCATTAACAACAGATGTTTTATTTATTGTTCCCAGAGATTCCCTTGCACCCAAATCACTATCTAACTCGTTGACCGCACCTGTAAGAGTTTTCGCATCAGTGGTCAGAGTAGTATGAGGTCTTGCACCGATATCGGAGTCAAGTTCAGCGATACCAGTAACTAAGTTAGTCGCAGTGGTTGATAGGATAGCTGAAACCAGTCCGTTATCAGTTCCACGAATAGCAACTTCTAGTTCATTAATACCATCAACAACTGCTTTTGCGTTTGTTGTTAGGTCTGCCTTAGCGTTACCACCACCAACACCATGTAAATCACTATCAAGTTCATGTAGTGCAGATACGATGTTATTGGCAGTAAAGTCTGCAAGGTCTGTAGCAACTAGGTTATTGGAAGCACCACGAATACCTAGTTCCAGTTCGTTAATAGCTGCAACGGCACTAGAATCTTGATTCGTATTTAATCGACCAGTTGCACCTAAGTCTAATGAGACTGTGTTGGTATTAGTAACCAACGTAGTGAACGTATCATTAATCGTTGTAATTGTCGGTAGTGTTGTAGCCATTACAGTTTCTCTATTAGTTTGTTAAGGAGTTCTTTTACTTCACCGACTTCATGTTTTAATTCTAAAAACTCTTTTTCTTGGTCTCTTCTTCTCGCTTTTAATAAACGAGCTTTACTTATCTCATCTTTATTTATATTAATAATTGTACCCGTATTTGGACATCTTGCCAAATTTGAGTTTCCTTCTACGGGTATCAATTTATTCATTATGTTGCCATTGCAATTGCACGTAAGTCCTTAAAGAAAGGAACTTTTGCAGAGTTATTGGTACGCATTACAATCTTAAATTGATATTGCGAGAATGCATCTACATCTCCACCATCTCCACCAATTAGGAAACGATAATCACGGAAGTTTCTTTCATCAGCAGCAATCGTTTGTTCTGGTGTTTCTAGTGTCCAATCTAAATCAAAGATATTTTCACCGTCTTGTGCAACTCTCCAATATAAATCAAAGGCAGAACCAACTGGTCTTAAACAAGAAATTATTAGTTTTAAACCAACTGCGGGTTCTTCGAGTTGACCAACTGTGGTCATGTGTTTTGCAAGAGAAGAACCACCAAACGAAGCGGTTTCTGCAACATAACTTAACGGAACATTGAATCCCGCAGCAGCAGATGCCGCTTGATTATCAATAATATTGTTTGAAGTTTTAAGTGATACTCTTTGTGCATCAACCAATGGAGAAACATCGCTACGGACTGTTGACATATTAACTTTAAAGGTTGTGGACTTAGCACCACCTGTAATTTCAGCAGTCTCGTTTGCACTCTTAGCAATAAGTCTTGGAGTTGGGAAATAGTTTTCGTCTCCAATACGAATCTCAGAAGAGTACGCACCATCTTTTTGATATCTTGTTTGTCCGACAGAGGCAAATGATTTACCAGTAGTAAACTTAACATTATATGTTATATTTGTATCATCGGGTTGTAGTGTTGTAAATTCGGGAACAACAGTATCGAACAGAACTTGTCTATCCGCCTTAACTGCACTTCCACCAATTCTACCACCCGCATTTGCAGTACTACCCGCTTCAAATTTGATACCGAATCCATCTGCGTGGGTAACAGTTCTGTTACCGTTTATATTACCCGCAGATAATCCATTACCACCAACTGCACCTGAAATTGTGATAGTATCACTTACATCATACCCGTGGTTCGGGAATAACATAGTGACTGTCGCATCGGATGTTGTTGTAAAGAATGGATTACTTGAGACAGCTTCTTTTTCGAGAGGAGCGTTTTCAAACACTGCATAACCACCCGCAGTATCAAAGTCCGCAGTGAAGATTTTAAATGCAAGGTCTTTTGTTTGGTCTGGCTCCCATGTCTTACCATTCTGAGACTTAAATAATGACCCCATAGATGGTTGACGTGAAATACGTTTCTCTGTAGAACCAAGTTCAAACGCATAAGTCTCTGCGACATAAGCGTTATAATCAATTGATTCTGCAAGAAGAACAATACAATAATCCTGTTCTGGATTCAAGAAGATTGGTTCATCAAACTCAAATGTAGTGGGTGCATTTAAGACCGCAGCTTGTGTTTGAGAAGAAGGAAGGTTTACCGCACTTGGGTTCAAGAACTTAGATGCGTTACCAATAATCTCTGTAGAAGATGGAGCACCATTTACCATAGGACGAATCTGTAATTCAACAGGAATATTCGCATCCTTGGTTTTAAAATAAGTCTGTACCTTAGTAACAAACATTCCAGAGGGTTTAGTCACTGTGAATGATTGTGCAAGGGGGTCACGATTACGGACACGTGTAGTCTCTGTCCATCTACGTGTTCTTACTTGAGTAATACGAGTAGATGTAACAGTCTTCTGTCTGGTGTCTAATGTACCTTGAGCAACATAGTTATTTGATGCGTGTGATAAAGAAGCGGCATCATCATTCTTACTAATATCAAGTAATTTAAACTCTCTTGTTCCCGCACGGAAACGAGTTGTTTCGTTTGATGGAATAAAGAATGAACCGTCAATTTCACCATTTGAGTTAGATATTAAATTCTGAGAACCCTCTGGGTGAGTAGTAGCTAATCTATTTTCTTTACCACTTAGGAAAGTTCCACTTGCATGTCTTTGGAATGCTTTTTCTTTACAGAAAGTTGCAACATCTTTACCATCAAAGAATGGGAAGTATCTAGTGTTAGGTCTTAGACCTTCTGCACGGAAAGATACCTCACGAGAACGAATGAATGGAAGGAATGTTAATGATACAGTTTTATCACCAACAACCTTACGAACTGTTCTATTGCCAACAACTACTTGTTGACTGAAACTTGTTGTTCTACCAGTAAATCCACCTTCATTAGATGAAGACACACCAGTTTGGTTTATACCGTTTGAACTTCTTTGGGTGTTTAGACCAGACCAGTTCCACTGACCCGCTCCTCTCCATCCTCCAAAGAGGTTACCGATACCACCACCGCCACCACCAATACCGAATTCACCGAATCCTAATAATGGAATGAAAGGCGCTCCAGACCACTGCCATGAACCACCACCGCCAGCGAATCCACGTTTCTGTGCAGTACCTACTGCAAGGTTACCTTCGTTTAGGTCACCTAGTTGTTCTTCCGCAGTCTTGTTAATTACGTTTGCGGGTTTGTATGATGTTTGAAACCACTCATCCGAAGCGGGAGATAGAGTAAGGTTTCCTTCCCCAGTAATAACTGCGAATGGGTTAACGTTCTCTGTTCCAGAAACTACGGGTTGACTTATTGATTCAACATGTGTATAATTAAGGAATATCGTATCACCTTTAAGAATAGTATTTGATGATGCGGCACTGTCATACACTAGTCCAACGTTATCTTCAAACACTGCACAAGAAAGTAAACCTTTAGTTGGTTCAATAGCAGCACGATACTCTGAGTTTTCTGCGTCTGAGAATGCTCTGTTTACAAAGTTATCTACGAAGAAACCTGATTTCATTCTGGAGTTTCCAGCAGAATCAAGAACTAAAAGTGAAGAGGTATCAAGTTCTAACATACTTAGAGTTGTTGCTTCTTCTAACTTGTCAATTCTATTCTCAAGTTCAGAGATGTCTTTCATTGTAAATCCTTTCGCTTTGAGAGGAGTCACAACTACGTCAGAGTCATTTAGACCATATGCGTTATGTTCTAGTTCAAATAGACCTAGAGTATTTGATGGAGTTTCGGGAATCTGTGAAGAGAATCCTGCTTCACCGAGAATATTTTTAACTTCACCTTGTTCTGTAACTACGATTTTATCTGAACGAGGAACATAATATGTTACGTCACCTTGGAAGATATCACCATTAGCAGGGATTTCGTTTTGTGTTGAAGCAGTAAATACATTACTAGAGTTTACCGCAGAACGGAAATCAACTACGTCACGTAAGTTTACGGATGTTCTAGGCCCGACTTTGAATGCGGGTATCTTGTCATAATCAACCTTACCTTCGTAAGAGTTAACTGAGAAGTAATCTCCATTACCATGAACAAAATGTTTAAATGCACAATAAACTGTTCCGTTTTGAGTCTCTCCACCATTCAATACCAATCGACCATTACCATAGAATCCTGCTCGTTGACCATCATCAACAGTAAATTGATGAGAGATATCTGTACCACCAGAATTAGTTAGTCTAATTGATTGTACACTATAGATATCAGTTTTACTTAAATCTAGATATTTTGCACCAGTTAAAGAATCGGTTGATAGGGTTGCAGTTTTTGTTGCATCGGTTAGTGTCTTTGGTCTAACTACTGGTTGTGATTTATTAACTTTATGATACACGATAGCATTGGCAGATGCTACGTTACTAACAGTCATAGCGGTAGTACCAGAAGAACCAAAGGTTGCACCAGTTTGTACCGCACCAGTAGATGCGTTGACAACAATCCAATCACTTGTATTCACATACGTTTCACCAGTCACGGTCAAGTTGGGCATAGAGAATGAACTTGACGAATTAGAAATCGTAGCAGAAACTCTTTGAACTTCAAAGTCAACGTCTGTAATCGCTCTTGGTCTTGGATTAGGAAGAGGATATACTAAGTTTACTTTAGTCGCATCCTTAATCACTGCTTTACTAGATTCAAAAACAGGGATTGCTCTATTAGCTGTGGTAGTACCAAGTGTTTTAATATTTCGGAAAGACTGTCCACTATTCATCTTGATATCAAATAGATAGACTTTAAATTGAGCACCACTCTTTTCTACAAAACGAACTCTTGCTGTACCTGTAACACTTGCAGCAGGGTTAGTAGTAGATGTTGATAGATTAACTGTCTTAAATAATGAACCAATGTCACCCTTTACTTCACTACACAAGACAAATTGACCATAACTAATACCAGATACTTCATTCGTTAAAGTTACGTCAGTTCTTGGTTTTGCGATAGTAAGAGGTGTTGGTTTTTCTGTTGCACCACGATGTCCGTTTATGTATGCAGTACCATCTGATACAGATGCAAGTAAATTGTCTCCTGAGTCACTAAAATCTATAGTGAAGTCTTTTGCAATGTAATCACCAGACTCATCAAAGGTTCTTTGTGCAACAAGTGTATTAGGTGCATTGTAAGTATCTGCACCAGTCACTTGGTCAACTATATTACCTTCAACAATATCGCAGTAATAAACAAAGTTTTCATCTGCGGCAACGTCAGCTTTTGTTACTAAAGTAAGTTTGATACGATATCTGTCAGCGCCAGGCGAGGATAGATTAGGGTTCGCACCCTGATTATCATATAACTCGTTAGTATCTGCAACAGTAACAATGTCTTCTGTTACTCTAAAACCAATAGTTTTAGTAGGATATCTTGTATATTTTGATATAATAAGTGATTGAGGTTTTGCAAATACAAAGTGTCCACGAGTAAAGAAATCACCCGCTGCATTTGATACTTGACAACCTTGTCCTACGGCAGGGTTTGCAATAGTATTTGTTGATTGTACAGTAAAGGTAAAACTACCACTTGAAATATCAACACCCGCATTCATACGAACAGGGTTTGTTCCCACAGAACCACCAGAGGTGTTTGTGTATTGAACATATAGTGTTGCTGGGTCTGAACCTGTAGCAGGAACAACTTCTAGAATTCTTACAGCAGTACTTGTTGCACTATGAGTAAACTCAAGTCCTAGTAAAGAAGAGGTATCGTCTGGTAGAGTTCTTACTGAAGTATCTAATTTAATAAACTCGTAATTACTATTGACATGAGGCCCGCCAGGATTTACGGCAGAACCATCTAGGAAAATATTACGACCAAATCTTCCGATTTCCTCTTGAATGATTGTTTGTAACTGGGTAAGTTCACGTGCTTGAATCGCTCTACCACTGTTAAAGAGGACACGATGATAATTATCACTGTCCCTAAAATCATCCTTATAGGTTGATTGAAATACGTTAGATGTAAATGTCTTTGACATGTCTTTACCTTAAATTTGGATTACGATTTTAATATCTTCAGTCTGGTCTGCACTACGAGTAACCGCTGCACGGTTATCTATATACAATACTTCACCAGAGAATACGTCAATTTCTGGGTTTACGTATGGATGAAAAGATGCGTTTAATACTCCCGCACCATTACCATCTATTTCTGATATTGCTTCGCCTGAACCAAAATTACCAAAACCAGTTACTTCGGTTTGGTGATACCATATATTAGAAGAATCTACTTTGTCAATTAATCCTTGGATTCCAGTAGTCGAACCTTCAATAGTGTTATCTGCGGTAAACCCTTGAGATACACTTCCTAATACTAGTTTCTTTAAACCAATACCTGTAGAGGCAGTAAAGTCTACTGAACCAGAACTGTCTTTTAAATTTCTAATTAAACCAACTTGACGGAAGTCATTACCAATGATAAAGTCATTTCCTTCTGTACCAGATGGTTTTGCGTTAAACATGATTGAGGTAGAACGAAGGTCATCCCTTGGGTCTCCTCCATGTCCTAATACAGGTGAAAGTATTGCTCTAATTCCCGCTGGCTTTGTTGGAGCACCACCACCAGTTACAGTAACATCTGCATAATCATATCCACTACCAAGTGTGTAAGCACCAGAACTATCAATGAGTTCTACCCTTACAACTTGTCCACCAGAGATTGTTGCACTCGCTTTTGCTTTTGTACCATTACCTATTACGGTGACAGTTGGTGTGGACGTATATCCTGAACCACCTGAGTCAATTGCATAACCTGTAACTTGTCCTATGATAGCGGCATTCTGTACTGCAAGTTGTTCGACATCAGCAGCAGGGGAATCTGAGTCAGTCGCACCTTGTAATTTAATTGGTAAATAGTTGGCAGAAATATATTTGTTTGCGTCTAAAGCACTGATAGAATATAAGAATTTCCAAATGTAACCATCTGCGGTATCAAATGCAACACCAGTTGTATTACCAGTCGGTTGAACACTAGATACCTGTGATTGTCCTGCCGCATTTTTAGATTGTTGAATACACATGTATACTTGGTTATTGTCATTCATAACATAGTATGACTGAGCAGGATAACCTACTTGTGCATCATCGTATGCGGAATAGATTGCACCAGAAGACCAGTTGTATCTGGGAACAACAAAGGATAAATCAATAATGTTTTTTGCAGATTGTACTCCAAGACGAAAGTTTCTTTCTTCTCTTGCAGAACTTATGGCAGTTGGCGCTATGTCAGAATCATTCCAATCTTCGGAACGACCTATTACTGCAAAGTAATTTTCTCCTGCGGCATCAAAATCTGTTTTGATATCCTTTAATACTTGTTTCTTTAAATCTTGAGTTATAATCGCCATTTCAATTACCCTATTGTTGTGCCATTATTTGACACGAAAAACCATTTGCTTTTAGTTGAGTTCCATACTAGTATACATCCGTCACCTTGTCCGAAAGAGATATGGCCATTATTACCTACACCATAGATATTTGAAGTACCACCTACAGTAAGTCTTGCTTCACCCGCACCAACGTTACTGAAGTATTTTACTTCCCCTTGAATTGTTCCATCTCCGATAGTTGGAAGGATTTGTGAACCAGAGTTAAATACTGTTAATGGTTCATTCATATCTATAGCAGTAGTAGAAGCAACATCTGTTCCTTTTTCTAGAACAAGTTTGTTTTTGATTTCAACTGCACCAGTACCTTTTGCGGCAAGTTCAAGACTAATATTTGTGTCACCACCGTCTACATCTATTGATGGACTATTGCCTGTGGCACTGTTTGTCATTGTGACAAAGTTTACCGCACTTGCAGTCTTTACAAACTTTAAATATTCATTATCTGCACTATCGAACAGAATTGAACCACCAGAAATACCACCAAACACGGGGTTATTAACTGTCAACCCACCGATAGTCTTATTAAGTAATGTTTGAGTTGCATTTGCAAACACAAATTCATCATTACTTTGTAGTGCGGGTAGTGAAATATTACGGTTCGCACTAATGTCACCTACTAGTACATTGTACGTATGACTCGCATTCGCATCTCTAATCTTAGGTGTTGTTAGTGTCGGAACAAGAATAGTCTTGTTGGTCAACGTCTGAGCACAAGAGTCTAATATTAATGTTCCACTGTCATCTGGAATATAGACGGTATTATCTTGTGTTGGTTCAACTGGAGAAAGTACAGTTTGATGGGCATTTGATGCCAATCCTTCGAAGATTGCTCCACTCGCTGCAAGTTTTACGTTCGCAGTAGCAGAATCTCCACCAATAGAGGTGTAGAGTTCTGCAAAGTTCTCGTTTATTTTTTGAGCAGCAGTACGTAAGGTATCACCTGTACCATCGTTTGCTGTTATTCCTCTGTTTAGTAGTTGTTTCGCCATTTGATAATCCGTCTATTTAATCTATTTATAAGTATTTTACACTACAATGTAAAACTTTTTAGGTATTGGTCACTATCTGCACTGTAAAAAATATGTTTCTCTTGGTCTATTGTTTCCCAATGGAAATGGTTTGATAAATCCATACCATTTGTTTCAAATTCGTCAGAATCATCAAATGTTGGAGATGTTGCAGTTTGTGCTTCTCTCAATGATGAATACTGATTTTCAATAGTCTGTATAGTATTTGGTCTGAACCCTCTGATATCAGTAAGTTCTGCATTAATTCTACTTAACACACCATCTGAATCACTATATAGGTCATCAACAATTGCAGTTAAATCTAGTGTTGGTAACACATTAAACGCCCCTGTATTTTCAATAGTAATTGGTGGGGGTGGTTCGGCCAGAACCAAAGGAGCAGTTATCTCATCCTTTGCTTGAGATACAATTTGTACCTCACTACCAACAAACATGCCAGCAGGATGGACGAACAACTTATACGGTTCTTTCCATTGTGTTTCTGCAATCTCTGATTTGATAAGTAATGCAAAAGTTTGATATAATCTGTTATCAGTTATAAACTTCTGAGAGTTAAAACCAATCTTAGAGTCTTCTTCTCCGACCTTAAATA